AAGCAGTTCTCTATCCCATCAGAGATCATATCGTCTTTAAACGTATAATTAATAAAGTTAGCTTTATACGATAGGTGGGTGGCAATCTTGAGAAAGCACTCACCAATATATTCTGTAACTCTAGGTTTCTCTAGATTCTTTTCTTTTGCCTCTAATACCTTCTTACGATATTCAACTAAAGCTTCAAAAAACTTTTTATTGTCGACGTAATGGGCAGGGGCTTTTTTAGTGGAGGGTACGTTCTCCACCACTTGACCAACTATCATTATCTTCCTCCTCGGAGATTTCATTATCACTACTATCGTCATCACCCGAGAGTGCTTGTTCAATATCTTCTTCTGTAGCCATTGCTAAACTATCGTACTCAATAATAAATTGCTTATATTGAGATTCGGCTTTTTCTAACACATTAGTTACTATTACAACGTTGCGTGCAGGAATTCTTAAAACTTCTTTCGCAGACATTTTAAGCCATGGCTGCATCATATAGGACTCAATAACGCCACCGGCATAAGGCATCTTCATTGAGTGAATTTCTACTGGTTCAGAAACTTCAATATACTTCTTATCAGCCAGATCCATACACTCATCTTCAGTAGAGACAATTAAATTCTCTCCACTGGTTAATTTTAAAAACTTACAGTACATTATAGAGGTACCTTTACTAATTTGTAGTCAAAGTGCTCATCATTATAGGTCTTAATTCTTTCGATCATATGTAATAATGTATAATTCTTTCTTGCTTTCCAAGTCAGATCATCGCCAATATCATACAGATTACAAAACGTCTTTGCATCACCTTTTCGTAAACCTCTACCTACCGATTGTAGATTTCTAATCTTAGACTTCGTAGGAGATGCAAATATAATATTATGAAGATTCCTAATATTTATACCTGTAGAAAATGTACCGTAGGATGCAACAATAATAGCATCAGTCTCTAACTCCGTAATGCGTCTGATATCTTCTCTATCGGCAGTCTCAGTACCACCGAATACAAAGAATACTTTTCTATCCCCAGCCTTAGCCTTAATCATATCAAAAAGTATCTGCCCATGCTTCTCTACATACTGAAATAGTACCAAAGAGTTACCAGTTTGTTTAAGAGCAAGATTACGAATGAATTTATTTCTAGGCTCGTACCCACAAAGAAAGTCCATCTCATCGGGGTACTTATTATCCTTACAAGCCTTCTTTACATCATCGGGATACTGAAGTATCAGACCAAAGATTCTTAACTCAGCTAATTGATCGTTATCCATCAACTGCTTGGTAGACGTTACCTTGTATACAGAACCGAAAAGGCCTTCTAATACTAACCTATGAGTCTTTGTACCATCCAATGTACCTGTTGTACCAATACGATAAGGTGTATTAACCATTTTATGCATAATACCGGTTAAGGACTTAGCCTTAAAAGTATGTGCTTCATCTCCATAAACTACCTGATAGTTCTCGAAAAACTTCTTAGGTAGTTCGTAAACAGATTGCCAAGTAGAGATTACTATTGGTAGGAGGTTCTCTTTAGAATGCCCTGAATATATACGTGAGCAAGATTCTGATACTTTCCATCCATTGTTTTGAGAATAAGATTGGAAATCGGCGTACATTTGCTCGACCAAAGAGGTCGTAGGGACCAGGATAAGCTGGCGCCTTCCAAACTTTTCATTCCAACGGAGTAGACAGTAGATGATAAGAGACTTACCGGAACCTGTTGGGGACAGAAGAAGGCGTCTTCCATCGGTAATTGCTCTATAAACTGCATCGAGTTGATAATCTCTGATGGACTCGCCACCGGGGAGTGATAAGTTAAGTTCATTAATAAATTCCTTCAAGAGTTCAATTGTTATAGAATCAGACTGCTCAATATACTCACTGTAGTCAATTGTGTATTGATTGACTTCGGCAAAGTGTTCTAGATAACTTTTTAAACCAACATATAACTCTTTAGTAAACATAGAGAAGAGTCTAATTTTACCATCCCATAACTTGTTACGGAAGAGAGGATGAAACTTAGCGCCTGGAGCATCAAAAGAAAAATGGTCAGCCAACTCCTGTGCAATACTAGGATCTGATTGTACAGTTAGGTAAACATTATTTTTCTTCTTGATTGCTATATCGGCCATTACATCATACCGTTGGTAAACTTAGCCCACTCAATACCTGATTTAATATCCCAGGTACGAGAGTTAAGTGATCTGATTATTTGTTCTAGTGTATAGATAGTAGTCTTAAAATATTCTATCTTATCTTGCAATTCAATAAGCTTATCATCGCATTCAAGTAATTCATCCATCTCGTTCTTTAATGGCTTATTACCTTGATACTGTGACCAACCTTCATCTTCTAATTCTTGCTTAGTCATCTCCCCCCTGAAGTATTTGTACTTCAGACGTCTGGTGTTAAGGTAGTCAGACTCAGCCTTACGAAGCTGTAACTTGGTCTTAGATAAGACAGTAATATATTTTGCGTGGAGGATAGGAACCCGGGCAGCTTCGTGCCCAAGGTTCGTTTCATTGATAGGAGCGTCTTTAGTCCACTCCTCCGTCAATTCACTTAGTTTCATAATGTAGTTAGTTAACTTTATTCAGGTAGATCTAAAGTTAGAATTTCTTCTCTCTTCTCTTCCGGTTGAGGTCCAAAGCTAATAATAGCTTCTGGGTTACCCTGGAAGCAGAAGTGACCGTAGTGGTTTAGAGAGATAGAAGGGTCAAGCCATACATCACCACCAATTTCTTGCCAGCGACGGCAGAACGTATAGTCTTCTGACAGATAGCGGCGATCAATCGGATCGATCATAGTATCGAATAATGCGTAGAAATGATCCTTCAAGTCAGCATTGGCAATATTAACGTCATTGTTATACTTAAGTTCAGGGTACGCCTTGATCATCTTAAGAATAGCTTCCCGGCTGATCATCATGAAGCCAGTACCGGCATCATGAAGTTTAATCAGCCCGTTCTCAACACCAATGGTCTTAGTTTCTTTATCTACAAACTTAAAGTTAATAGCATAGTCAGAACCGAAGGATGCCATATCACGATCGGATAACTCTTTACCTTTGTTAGCTGGATCAGATAAATTAGCTCTAATCTTATCCCAGGCCACCCCCTTCTTAGGGTATGCGCCTACCACTACATCCTTCTTGTGAGCGTAAAGCTTCAAGATGTCTTCTGTCTGGAACTCAATATCGGCATCGACAAACATAAGGTGGGTATAATCAGATGCAAGGAAGTAAGCTACCAATACATTACGTGCCCGAGTAACCAAGGACTCGTTAGCAATAGTACCGAATGCCAGAGGAATTTGATGACCGTTAAAGAATGTCATCATCTTGATAACAGACCGGAAGTAAGGTTCGTTTAGCTGACCACCATAGCATGGTGTAGCGATAAAGAATTTGTTTTTACGAATCTCTTCAACAGAAAGTTGAACTTGCTTAGTTGCCATAATTTAGCTCCAAAAAAGAATTATAATACTTCAATATCAAATAGTTTATATTTAAAAGAAGCGATACCTACGAAATACTCAACTGTGGAAGACGTTATATCAAAATCAAGAGCTTCCACAGAGACCGGGAAAGTATCTTTAAAATTAATATTAGTCTTCGGTACGTTGTTACTATCCAATATAGTCAAAGTTGCATCTGAGTAAGCTACAGCAGTTGAGCTACCAGAAGCATCTCTTACAAAAGGAAACCTATTTAACCGTTCTCCAGTAAAATTTCTATATTGATTATAGTCGTTTGGAAAGCCAAGTGCAACTAACCATTCATATAATTCAATGTAATTTGACATATCTTCGGTAATTAAAAACCGAATTGTAAAATCTCCAAATAAATTCTTATCTCCTACAACAGGAATATCTAAGAATGGTGTTGGTTGTGTGGCAAAACCTAATGTCAGACCTGGTAAATTAGCTGATTGACAGGTAAATGCAACACTTGGTAGATTCTTTATAGAAAATCTAAAAGCGTTCGGTCTAAGATAGTTAACAACAGGGGTAGTCGTTATACTACTTACTTCACTTAATATTGTTGAAAGATTGGCTGTAAACATTGATTGTTTCCTTTACAATATTTATAAACAAAAAAAGGGAGCTTTTTAGGCTCCCTTTTAACCCGTTTCCGGGATCCGTTCTTATCGACGGCTTTAGATTACATCAAGTTAGTAACCTTGGTACGACGATAGTATTGGTTACGGTTAGCTGTAAAGGTCGATGCATCAGCAGCGCCAGAAGCAGTAGTTGTAACGTATGGGTTAGCAATCATACCGTAACGAGTCTTGAAGCCGATTTTTGGCTGGAAGCTGTTAGGATCAACTGCGCGAACCATTTGCAATGGAACGTAAGGGCAGTAGAAAATACCTGCGTCATAAGGTGAAGTACCTTTGTAACCAACAACGTAGAACTGGTTAGCAGAACCGAGGTTGGCAGAATATGGATCAACATAAACTTTGAAACGACCATTCAACACACCAGCGAATGTGTTACCAGT